CGCTCATCACCACCATGCCGCTGGACGACTTCCGCATGGCGAAGAATTATTCCGCCTGCGACGTGACGCTGGGCATTGGTCTGGGCGAAGGCTTTGGATACCCCATATTCGAGTCGCTCGCCTGCGGCACGCCCTGCATCCACGGAAATTATGCGGGCGCAGCCGAGCACATGCGCCCGGAGATGCGGGTGAACCCAGTCACATATCGCACCGAGGGGCCGTTTGGCTGGCAGCGCCCGGTACATTCCGCCGCCGACTGGGCGCAGCAAGTGGAAGACGTCGTGCGCCTCATGCCGCAGGGAAGTTATGCGGGGGGCCGCGGCAGCCTGCTCCCACCGTATTTGGAATGGGATAACCTGTGGCCGCGATGGGAGAAGTGGCTGGCGGCTGGCGTGCAGTCGGCTGCAGGCATGGAAAAGGAAGAACTGGTGCCGCAGCGGGAGACGGTGGCGAGTGCTTACTAGTTCTCAGTGCGTCGCGCAGTCCCCGGTTCCGCCGATTATTAAGGATTCCCCCACTCGCTGGAACTTGCAGGTGCGCGGCCTCACCGAGTTGGACATTATCTGGCTGAATGAGCTGGCCACCGGCTACAAGATTCGGGAGCTTACCGGCGTCGCGGCTGGCGAGCGGCAGAGGTTCAGCATGCACGGAGCGAAGAACCGCCTGATGAAGATTTATACATTCCTTGGCGCGGACAACGCCTGCCACGCGGTGGCGCTCGCGATCCGCCGGGGGATCATAGAGTAATGAGCAACTCGCGGCGTCATCCTGTGCTCATGCTGGCGTACAATAACCTGCCGCTTACCCAGGCGGCGCTCGCTTCCGTTTTCGCCCAGGACGTCGGCCCGCTCGAAGTGAATGTAGTCGACAACGGTTCTACCGACGGTACGCTCGACTGGCTGGAGCAGACTTCCGCCTTCATGCGCGGCGTGTCGGAGCAGAACGAGCTTAACGTCTATCACTACGACTCCAACCGCTCCCCCGTCGCCGTCTGCAACGAGCTGTGCGCCGAGATATTCGACTGCTACGACTACGCGCTGCTCGCGGCGAACGACGTAATCCTGCCGCCCAACGCGTACCGGCTGATGCTTCAGTGGCCGCGCGGCATCGTCACCGCGTCGATGAGCGACCGCAAGGACTACGCTCATTTCGACGTCGCCACCGCCGTGAGCGAGAACACCCCGATGTGCGTCATGCTGGTGCGTAACTGGGCGCACGAGGCACTGATCGAACATTCCGGCCACTTCTTCGACCCCGGCTACTTCCACTACGCTTCTGACTGCGACATGGCGCTGCGCCTCGCCTCCTGCGGCATCCGTGGCGTGCAGCTCGACCTGCAGTATTACCACGCTGGGAGCGCCAGCTTAGGGAGCAACGGGCACGTGCAGGCGAACAAGGACCGCGACCACTTCTTCCGCAAGTGGGGGTTCGCGGTGGACAGCGAGCGCTACGCTCAGATGGCGACCGATATTAACTTCAAGGGGCGCGATGCCAATTCCGCGCTCGCGCTCTGCCACCCGCTGACTAAGGAGCCGGTTTGTCAGTAGCGTTGCGTACTCCGGACGCCATCGCAATCATCCGCGGCACTCAGACGCGGCAGCTTGCCCTTACGCCCCGCAACCAGCGCCGCATCGACCGCGAGCGCTTCGCCCGCAGCCACAGGGCGGAGCAGGGATACGCCGCCCGCCTGCGTGCCGTGGCCCGCCAAGTCGGCGAAATAGTGCGCGGCTTCGCCCCCACTGGGACGATTGAGGACTTCGTGCGCCTGCGGGACACGCTCTACCGCTACGCCGAGCTAATTACGCCGTGGGCGCGGGCAGTGGCGAATACGATGCTGGTGGATGTTGCGCGTCGCGACGAGTCCGCCTGGCGGGAGCATGGCGACCGCATTGGCCGGGCACTGGCTAAGGAAATCCGCTACGCCCCCACCGGCGAGATACTTCGCAGTTACCTGACCGAGAACGTCGACCTGATCACCAGCCTCCCCCGAGAGGCGGCGCAGCGCGTGCACAAGCTCACTATTCAAGGCATCAGCGGTGGCGTGCGCTCCGAGCAGGTGGCGGAGGAAATCATGCGCACCGGCAAGGTCACCGCTTCCCGCGCCAACTTAATTGCCCGCACCGAGGTTGCCCGTACCGCGAGCGGCCTAACCATGGCGCGCGCCAAGTCCGTCGGATCAGAATTTTTCATCTGGCGCACCGCTCTGGACGGCGACGTGCGCCCCCTGCACAAGCGCCTTGAGGGGAAGGCATTTCGCTGGGACGACCCGCCTGTAGCAGGCGAAAATGGCGAGCGCGCCATCGCGGGGGCAATATACAACTGCAGGTGCTACCCTGAACCGGTTCTGCCTGACCAAATTTAGGAGGATTAACCAAAATGCGCAACGCAATCAACCGAATCCGCAAATTATTCATCGTCGCCGACCGCACCGAGGCTGGCCGTCTGCTTGGCCGCTACCGCTTCCGCGATAGCACGCCCGCGTACAACCAGACGCAGACTTGCATCCTTCCGATAGCGGGGGCGCTGGGCCAGGCGATCTACAGCGTGCTTCTGGACTCGACCGCCGACAATCTCACCGCCACGCCCAGCGGCACCCAGACGACCGCCCTTGCCCTCGCCGCGCGCGTCAACCGCGTCACCACGGTGGCGACGGCAGGGGACGCGGTGCGTCTGCCCCCGGCGCTGGCGGGCATGACCATTAAGGTGAAGAATTCCGCCTCCGCGAACGCGATGAACGTTTATCCTGCGTCGGCAGCGCAGGGCGGCGTCGCCGGCGGCGACGCGATCAACGCGCTGGGGGCAAACGCGGCGTATTCGCTCGCTGCTGGATTGAGCGCGCTCACCTTCACCTGCTTCACGACCGGCACCTGGATCACGTAGGTGAGCGAAAGGGAAGGGGAGGGCTGATAAATGAAACGATCGTTATTCACCGTGGTGGCGGCGCTGCTGCTGGCGACTCCCGCCGTCGTCTGCTCCGCCGCCACCGTCTACTGCAACCCGATTCCGAACAACCAGTCGCCCACCTGCCCAGCGGTTACTGCATCGGGCACCGTGCTGAACGTGCCGAACCTGCCCCTCACTTACAACGCCACGTTCGAGGAGATACCCTCCGGATCCCCCGCTACCGTGTCGGTCACCATCGTCGGCTGCAGCAAGGGCGGCACCTGCAGCGCGACCCTTAATACCAATACTTCCACTTCCGCCGCCGTGGTAAGCGTTAATTCCACCACGGTAGTGTACAGCTATTATCTGCTCACCATCGCCTGGACCGGAGGGACGAACGTGTCGTTCCAAATCAATCCTACGTTGAGCACCGCGCCCAACTAGAGTGGCCCGCTACTACACCACGGAGAAGCTAGGCAAGACCCGCGAGCTTACGCCCGAGGGCTTCCTGCTCTGCCGTTCCGTCGCCATCGCCCGCACCGGGATGCAGGTGTATGGCCCCGGCGAGACGCTCATCTCCGCCGGGCCGGACGGCATCGTGCGCATTGAGCGCGAGGAGTCCGAAGTATTCCGCCCCGAGACCGTAGCCAGCTTCAACGGCAAACCGTTCGTCAACGATCACCCCACCGAGGACGTGACGCCTGCCAACTGGCGGCAGCTCGCGGCGGGAGTGGTCATGGACCCGAGGCGCGGCACCGGCGTGGAGGACGACGTATTGTTTGCCGACATCCTCGTCACTTGCCCTGAAGTCATCCGCCTGATCCAGGAGGATGGCAAGCAGGAAGTGAGCTGCGGATACGATGCCGATTACGTGGAAACTGGTCCAGGCCGGGGCAAGCAGGTGAACATCATCGGCAACCACGTGGCCTTAGTGGAAAGCGGTCGCTGCGGGCCACGCTGCGCCATCGGCGACTGCGCGGCATCGACTTCACCAGATGTAGAGGAGGAACCAATGACACTAGTAGAACGCATCCGGGCCGCTTTCAAGTCGAAAGATGAGACGGCCCTTACCGCTGCGCTCGCCGAACTGCCTACAGACGGCGGCGCTGCACCCGTGATCCACAACCATATCCACACCCGTGACGCCGAGCGCGAGGAGGAGGAAGAGGAAGAAGAAACCGAAGGCAAAAAGAAGGGCCGCGACAAGGCTTTAGACGCCATCGCCGCCGATGTGTCCAGCATCAAGGACTCCGTCGCCGGTCTCGACGCCCGCGTGAAGAAGATGGAGGACAAGGACAAGGAGGAGGAAGAGGAATTCAAGCGCTCCGAGGAAGTCACCAAGGACGAGCAGATTGAATTCGAGGCCGAAGCCCCTCCGGGAACCGACGACGCGGCATTCTCCGGCCTGAAGGACTCGAAGCCGTTCGAATCTTCCTTCCGCGAGACCGTTGCGCTGGGCGAGATCATCTGCCCCGGCGTGAAGCTGCCTACCTACGACGCCGCTGCCAAGCCGCGCGCCACGGTGGACGCTATCTGCTCCTTCCGCCGCCGCGTGCTCGACGTCGCGTATAACTCGCAGCCCGACACGCGCAGCTTCATGGATGAGCTGCTCGCGGGCCACGACCTGAAGTCGCGCAAGTGCGGCGACATCCGCACCCTCTTCACCGCAGTCGGCGTGATGAAGAAGAACCTAAACACGGACGCGGCTGGCGGCGGCAGCCAGCGGAAGCGCGTCACCGACTTCAGCGACATGTCCTCGCACACCGGAGCGTCGGTCGGCGGAGCCAAGAAGTCCATTGCGGACCTCAACAAGCGCAACGCGGAGTTCTACGCGAACAAATAGCAAGCGGTGGCATTCCGCAAATTCACCATGGTTACGAATTCCATCCGAAGGGAGATTTAACTAACATGAAGCAATTTGAACTGCACCGAGGGCGAGCCAAGGTACGCGACGTCGCCTTCACTTTCCGCATGGGGGCGGGGTTCCCCGGAGACGTCAACCGGACGCATCCGGCTTCCATCGAACCCGCCTATCCTGATTCCACCTCGCCGCCTCAGTATTATGGCCAGCCGGTGCTGGTTAGCTCGTCCAGCCATAACGTGCGGCAATTTTCCACCTCCGACACTGGCGTGACCTACGCCTATGGTTGCGTGGTCCGACCGTTCCCGACGCAGCAGACCACCACCGCGAACTACAGCGGCGGGATCACGCTGGGCACGGTAGCGCAGCCGCCCACCAACCAGGCGCTGGACGTCCTGCGCTCCGGCTACATCATGGCGCAGCTGGGCGACGGCACGCTCACCGGAGCGGTAAAGGGCGGCACCGTTTACGTCTGGTGCGCGGCCTCCACCGGCCACCACGTCCAGGGGAACTTTGAGGCCACCGCCTCCGCTGGCAACACCGCTCAGCTCGATTCGCGCTTCACCTTCAACGGCGTGCAGGATGCCAACGGCGTCGTCGAAATCAGCTTCAACGAGTAAAACGGCCACACAGCCTTTTCTGGAAGGGAGACATTACGAACAATGAAGCAATCCATTAACCCGTTTGAAATTCATCGTGGCCGCGCTCGCGTCCGCGACAACATGATGACCTACGACTCCACCCGTCAGACGCACGACGCCATGGGCAACGCCATGGGCGTGCCGCTGGGGGGACGCTTCCGCACCTGCGATGGGCGCACGGTTGATACCACCGGCGCGTTCCTCGTGGGCGAGTTGGAACGCCTGGATCAGACGCTGCACGAGCCGCTCGCTGCCGTAACCTGGGGGCGCGACATCGACCTGCGTGAGGACGTAACCATCGCAGACGAAGTCAGCAGCTTCACCACTTCCACCTACGGGTCCGCTGGCTCCCTCGGCAGCGGCAGCACCGTTGGCGTCGGCAAGGCGTGGATCGGCAAGACCACGGACCAGATCGGCGGCATCGGGCTGGACATCGGCAAGATCGCCAACCCCCTGAAACTGTGGGGCATGGAGATCAAATACACCATCCCGGAACTTGAGTCGGCTGCCAAAATTGGCCGCCCTGTTGACCAGCAGAAGTACGCTGGAATGCAGCTCAAGCACCAGATGGACATCGACGAGCAGGTGTACTACGGGGACACGACCGACGGCTCGACCGGGCTGGTGAACAATTCTTTGATGACCAACTTCACCAACGCAGTCGCCGGGGCGAGCGGCTCCCCGCTGTGGGCAAACAAGACGCCGGACGAAATCCTGGCCGACGTCAATACGCTCATCACGTCGATCTGGTCGGCATCGGGCTGGGCGGTAATCCCGTCGCGCCTGCTGGTGCCCCCGAACCAGTTCGGCCAGATCAGCACCCAGAAGGTGTCGACTGCGGGCAACGTGTCCGTGCTCAAATACCTGATGGAAAACAACCTGCTCACTTCCTCGGGCCGGGGCAAGCTGGACATCTTCCCGCTGAAGTGGCTCATCGGCGCGGGCGCTGGCGGCAGCATCGGCGTGGAGGGCGCGCACGACCGGCTCCTCTGCTACGTGAAGGAGAAGGACCGCGTCCGCTATCCCATGACCCTGCTGCAGCGCACGCCGATCCAGTACGAGAGCATTTACCACAAGTCGACGTATTTCTGCCGTCTGGGCAACGTGGAACTTGTGTACCCGACCACCATCGGCGCGCTGGACGGAATCTAAGGCCAGCAGTAATTCAGCAGTCTGCACGGCGTAGAGCGCGCACGGCAATCGTGGGCGTTCCGCTTCGAAAGGCAGGAACAGCTATGACGGAGCATGCGGCAACAGTAGCAACATCGGCGGTGCCGGTACCAGTAAAGGACGGCGTCACCGTAGTAAGCGGCACCAGCACGCTGAAAACGAACTTCGCCCCGAAGGCGGCGGAAGGCATCCCGTCGCCGGAGTTCGTCAGGCGCGAGGGGGGAGACACGGTAACTATGCTGTTTCCCCGCCGCGTAATCCTCAACCTCGATAACCACAAGCGGATCGAATTTTACGCCGGGCCGCAGGAGGTGCCGGTGGCGCTCAGCGACCACTGGTACCTGAAGCAGAACGGGGTGACGATGTACGCGCCCAGGACGGTGGGCAGCGGCCCGCACTTGCCGGGGGGAGCGCCGGTAAGCAGCGACCAGACGAAGCCGGAACCCGCGCGCAGGCGCAAGCGGGCGTAGCAAAGGCCAAATCAGTATAAGGGGGATTAGCATGCCGTTGGAAAAGGGCAGCAGCCGGGCCGTCATAGGCCGGAACATCGCCGAGATGGAGAAGTCGGGTCATCCGCACAAGCAGGCGGTCGCGGCAGCGCTGAATAATGCGGGCAAGAGCAACAAGGATGCGGCGGAGGAAGACACGCGCGTGCTCGACTCCACCCTTGCCGAACCCACCACGCAGATGTCGGTCGCCGACATCAACGCGCGGAATAAGAAGTTTTGGGAGCCTGTGTACGGCACCACCGCCGGGCGTGGCAGCGACCAGACGGGCGAATAACTGGCATGGGCGCACCAATCACTTCCGCCGCAATGCTCGCCACGCAGTTCGTAGCCGACTTCCCGGAGTTCAACACTTCGCTGGTCGTGCCCACGCCCGGCACCAACCCGGTGCAGATTTCGCCCTCCACCATCCAGTATTGGGCGAACGTGGCGTGGGCGATGCTGAACACCGCATATTCCCGGTGGACGGCGGACGGGGACCCGAACACGACCGTTTTTAATATGGGCCTGGAAATGTTCGTCGCGCACCACGTAATTTTAGAAGTCCTCGCGCAGCGCGACATGGATGTGGGCGGGATCCCCGGCGTCGCAGTCGGCATCGTCGCAGGCAAATCTGCTGGCGACGTATCTATCTCCTACGACACCGGTAGCGTGCTGGAAATGAACGCTGGCCATTGGAACTACACGATCTACGGGAAGCGCTTCTACCGGCTCACGCAGATCATTGGCGCGGGGCCTGTGCAGGTAGGCACGCCCGGATGCGGACCGCAGAACGGCGCATGGCCGGGGCCAGGGTACCCGTGGCTATACGAGAACTAACCGTCTTCATGCTTAACCCGATCATCAAGCTGTTGCAGCGCCCGACGCCGAGCGCGAAGAAGATGGACAAGGCGCTGACCAGTCTTACCTCTCGCGCGGTGCTAGTCGGCGTCCCGGAGTCCACTTCTCCACGCAACAGCGGCGCCGCGCAGATGAATAACGCCACGCTCGCCTATATCCATGACAACGGATCGCCGCTCGCCAACATCCCGCAGCGCGAGTTCCTCCGCCCCGGCGTGCGGGATGATAAGGCGAACACGATAAAGTTCCTTGGCCAGGGGGCACGGCTGGCGTTGGATGGGAACACTGGCGCTGTGGAGCGCGCGCTTACTTCGGCTGGATTATCCGCGCAGAAGTCCATCCGCCGCAAGATTTCCACCGGTCCATTCGCCCCGCTGAAGCCGAGCACAGTTAGAGGCCGGATTCGGCGTCACAAGGGGAGGACTGGCGTAAGCGCCCAGCCGCTTATTGACACCGGGCAGTTGCGACAGTCAATCAATTTCGTTGTAGTCGACAAGAAGTAAAATGCAGCTTAATTGCGCCATCGCTGACCCTCAGATGACGGAATTCTTCGTCATCCAGCGCAGCACTGGGCAATTTTCCCTCGGCGGGTTCACCGACACCAAGCAGAACATCAACGCCTACGGCGGCGTGTCAGTCGCGGGCGGGAAGGACCTGGACCAGACGCCTGAGGCTGACCGCGTGACTGGCGCGATGAAGTTCTGGATGCAGAAGGAAATTTTCGTCACGCACGAGACGCCCACCGCTGGCGTGAGCGACATCATCATCTGGAAGGGGCATCATTACCGGATAGCGAGCGTGCTGCCGTATCCGAATCGCGGCTACTGGAGCGCAATAGGGTTCCGCATGGAGGGGCAGTAAGGTCAGCAGCATTATGTCTGCCTTTCCCACCCCGCTGGTTCCAAAATCGGTTGAAACCGCCCTGCAAGTGCTTACCATCAACACGCTTTTTAATAATTCTTACATCAACGGCACCATGCCGCCGCCCACGCCACAGCAATTAGCCGCCGTCCGCGTCGGCTGGCAGCAGCAGGGCCAGCCCGCGATGCAGATTTCGGAGGACGTGTGCTTCGTCCGCTGCTACGAAGTTGATGATAGCTATAACCGCACGCGCGACGTGGACATCGTTCCGAACCCGAACGATACTTCCCCTTCGGGCGGCGCGGTCCAGTCCGTCACCATCGGCAACGGCGGCGGGTTCCCACAATACTCCTATGGCGACCTGGTGACGGTGAGCGAGACGGGGGCTTCCGGACTGGTGCTGCTGGTCAACAATACCAGCGGCGGCGCGTTCCCCGGCGCTACCGGAGCGATTACCGGCATACAGATCGTTTCTCCTGGGAGTGGCTATACCGCTTCCGGCTACTTGCCTGTCATCGGCGGCCACGGTGTTGGCGCAACCATTGCCATCTCCTCCGCCACGCCCATTGTGCAGGTGCCAAATTCTCCGCCACAATCCGTGCTTCAGAAGGTTACTTATCAGCGCGTGTGGCGGACCGACTGGTGCCTGTACGGGCCGAACTCGTTCGACCGCGCCCGGCAGATACGGAGCGCGCTGTTTACGCAACAGCTGCACGACACCTTCGCGGCCCTGGGATTATCCCTATACCTAATGACGGCAGTCGAATCCCCGCGCCGCGTTCCTGAACTTTTCCAGAAGCAGTGGTGGGAGCGCACCGACATGTACGCGGAGTTCAATGAGGGCGTGACCGAGACGGTGATTATACCGACCGCCGCCAGCGTGGAGATCAAGGCGTACGAGTCGCACGCGGGGCTGCTGTCTGACGCCACCTACGCGCTGCCGGGAGCCGCCGTTATTCCGCCGCCCACGCCACCGCCACCCGCTCCCCCCAATTTCTATGAGGGCAACGGGCCGCCCACGTTCCTGTATGCGAATGGCGACATTTACTTCAATAATCTGAATGGCGACGTGTACGAGCAGGTGGAGAACGAGTGGGTGCTCGTGGGCAACGTGCCTCAAGGAGAAGATATGCTGCCAAGCGAGCCGTTCCACCTGGTATCAGCCGCTGGGACCAACATCAACGTCATCAAATCTGCTGATGGCTTAGTCACCGGCTGGAAGGCGTCGAATAACGCGCTGTACCCGATTTATATCAAATTGTTCGACAAGGCGACTGCCCCCGTCCTCGGCGTCGACCTTCCGAAGCAGACCATCAAGATTCAAGCCGGGGAGGACGCGGAAGTTTCCATCAACGGCGGCATCACTTACTCAAACGGCATCGGGTTCGCCATCACGCTGTTGGTGGCGGACCTGGATACTACGGCAGTCGCGGCGGGCGATTGCGTATCGGACATATTTTGGCAATAAAAGGAGGAAATGTGAAAAAGATTTTACTGTTGGTGCTTTGCTGTTGCGCCTTGGCTGTTTACGCTCAGCAGCCGTCAAACATTACGCAGATCGGAAGCTCTAACGTTGTAACCGGCAATGGCACCAACAGCGGGGCGCTGCGCGTCGCCATCGCTTCCGATAATACCGCGTTCTCCGTCAACGCCACGCTGCAAGCCAGTTCCAATACGGTCGGCAAAGTGGATATTCTTGGTAATTCCGCCGCCACCATGGACATTGCCCAGGGCGGGGGGACGGCGGCAACGAACGCGCTGCAAATTGCTGGAGTATACAACACGTCGCTCCCGACGCTGACGAATGGTCAGGGCGGCGCCATCCAGCTGGACAGCAGCGGCAGGCAGTTTGTTAACGTTTCCAACTCCACCCTAGCCGTCACTGAGAGCGGCACGTGGAACGTCGGCCTGAGCGCGGGCAGCAACACGGTCGGCAGCGTGGACATCCTTGGGCACGGCGGCGCGACGATGGACATCGCGCAGGGCGGCGGCACCGCTGCTACGAACGCCTTGCAGATTGCGGGCGTGTACAATTCGTCGTTGCCTACGCTCACCAACGGGCAGGGCGGGGCCATTCAGTTGGACAGTTCGGGTCGCGTGTTCGT